TTGATCCTTACGTTTTGGTATGTTGGGCGCGTATGGGAATCAAAGAAGTAATCTCAATCGCTGAACCATTGATTAAGAGATTCGAAGGATGGAGAAGTAAACCTTATCTCTGTAGTGCTAACGTACCCACCATAGGTTGGGGGTCTACGATGTACGAGAATGGAGATAAGGTAACACTGAATGATCCTGAGATCACAAAAGAAAGAGGACAGGAATTATTCGAACTTGATGTAGAGAGGTTCCTACTTCAAGTCTATAAAGCCTGTCCAGTGTTGACGAAACACGACAATAAAGCTGCTGCAATCCTTAGTTGGACTTATAATTTAGGCGCAGCTAGGTTAAGATCATCCACGATGCGAACAAGAATAAACCAAGAACGATGGGTGGAAGCTGTTCAAGAACTAAAGCGTTGGAATCTTGCAGCAGGTAAAGTAACCAGAGGCTTGATTCTTCGTCGTGAAGCTGAGGCATCACTCTTCCTTAGCCCAACCAACAACAAAACTGAAGATAGCAATATTAATAAAGACAAAGAACCCTTCGAGAAAAGCCTCATCTCCGTCCTCGTCAGTTACGACAAAATCGTCAGAATAGCAGATACCCAACATAAACCCTGACAGAAACGACCAACCCCATATATTCGGCATAGTTTTCCTTAGTGACCGTTCGCCCTCCTTTGATGGAGGGCTTTTTTTTTATCTAGATCTCACCATAAAGTTAAATACTTTTTCTAACTCTTCAGCTGTTGCGTTGTTTTTAAGTAAATTAGCACGTTTAGATATAATTTGAACATTTCCTTTTATATACCCTTTAGTTGAATCTATTCTGTCAATAGATGGGGCGTATTCTGTCCCTTCGATTAAAGGAACCCCAAGTATAGGGCAAAGGTCAGGTATATGTATATCTGATTCATCTATAGAAAACTCACGGCCTTTTAACACAGCCCTTGATTTTGCCCTTGATAGTATCTTATTTACGTACTTAGTATTAATCCAGTTATTTTTAGATAACGGTTTTCTGCATTCTTTACATACTGTATTTAAACCACCACGGCATTTAGCATGTTTATGGAAATGTGTTTTATCCTTCCAAACTAAACAATGTAAACAAACCCTACCGAAAGTAGGGTCGTTACTTTTGGGTAAAGTACTCATTAGATGTCGCAAACGCCCGAAACACAGGCCAATTGCTGTGCACCTTCGACGTTATCATCTACTTCCTTAAGATCATCCCAGTTGATGTTGGTAGGCATCTTAGCTAAGAGTTCATTGTACTCTTGTTCAGTACATGTCTCATAAGGAGCCTGCCTATATGTACCACCATCCATAGGTAAGAATGATACACCAGTACAGATATCAAAGTTCCTGTACACCCAAGCCCCTACAGTAGGCCAATCTTCTTCGTTTACTGAGATAGTCACTGAAGGTTTATGTTCGCACCAGTTAAGCTGGTAGATCTTCCATAGGTTTAAGTGTTCAATAGAAGATACATCATCCCTAGTCACTGCTAATTCTGGAGCCTTCATAGGAAACGAGAACACTGTTGTACTATCTGGTCTCATCACACAAGGCTCATTAGGGATACCCTGGCTGATCATAAACGCTGTAAGAGGATCTTTTTTATCCGATCTAACACGTCTAATGTAATACGCAGCATGTTGTGGGTGAATTCCACTAGCAGTGCCACACAACTGAGACACAGTACCAGAAGGCTTAACGCAAGTGATAGCAGCAGAGACAGGAATACTAAGAGCATTTGCTGTAACTTCATTTGCAGTGACTGCTTCATGCTTAAGATCCTGTAGTCTTAATGATAATTGAATATCATTAGGATCATTCAACAACGGATTGTCATAGATCCCTGTCAATGATACACCTAATAAACGCTCTTCAGCGGTGTTCTTTTCCCAGATCTTACGCAGGTATGGGAAGTCAGTCATTGTGCTCTGCCAAGTGCCTAGAATCGATGCTACACGTACTTTGTAGCGTAGATCTTCAATGGTATCTGTAGCTCTGACAATGACCTCAGTGAGGTTACAGAATTGGTAGGGACGTAAGATGATCTCGCTACAGGGATTCGTACCAAAGTCATGATTAGGATCTCTACGACCATTGATAGCAGCTTGTTTCTGTGATGCTTCTCTGTTGAAGATACCACGCTCACCAGAATGACTCTCATAGACTGAGCACCATTCACGCATGAATTGACCTACTGAAGGCTTCGTATCATACACAGCAGAGTTGTTCGCTAAACTACGTTGTCCTTGTTGTTCCCACCAAGAGCCAGCTTTAGCGTGTGCCATACGATCATCACTTAGATCGCTTAAAGATATCATCGCAGATCGCCGCACACCACCCACAACAACAACTTCCCCGATCTTGCACAGAATATCATGGCATTCAATGGACGACAGACGACGATTTTTGGCCGACTGGAACTTCCTAATAACAAACTTGAATAGTTCAACGAGGGGTTCTGGGCCAGAAGCTCTGCCTCCAAAGGTCTTAAGTCTTGCCCCAGCAGGTCTAACTTTGGAGACATCCCATTTTGCAATCTCTCCAGCATAGAGTAAAGCAATGAGTTGTCGTAGTGCTTTAGCCCAGCCCTCTTTGCTGTCGGATACCACGATAGTAGTTTTACTATCGAATAACTGATCAGGGACTTCAGGTAATTGATTGACATACTTAGACTCTACAGAGAAACCGACACCAGTGCCACATAAAAGGATGTACATTGCTTCATCGAATGACTTAGGATCATCGATGGGTAGGTACGAACAATTATATCCTGCAATGTTCTGACGCTCTAGTGCTTCACCAGCAGTCATCATACAACGCATCGAAGGCATCACATCCAGGTTCAGAATAGCCTTGTGTACAGTCTTATAGATATGCTGAGGAATCTCATACTTATGCTTCTTCAGTAACTGCTTTTGCATAAAAGCCATGTAGCGATCTACAGTCTCGCCCCAGTTCTCTCTACGTCCTTGTTCGTCAAGAAACCTACTGTATCGGCTCTTGTGGATAAATGCTTGGTAGTTATTCAACTTCATTGATCTTCCTCTTCGGTATCATCTAGTTCGTCAACTAAAACATCAAACATGGCTTCGATTCTGTCCTCAAACCTATCAACCAAGTCTTCTGCTGTTATGTTAAGTATCTCAAGTAGAGATATCTCATCTAGTCTTTTTAGTTTATCAAACAAGTCCAGAATCGTCAAAGCCATGGTTACTCCTTGTAGTACTTTTTCTTTACTAAGTCATAGTTCTCAATCAAATACTCCAGATAGTGTACTGCTTTCTGTAGATCTTCTTTACCATTCTTACGATGGAATCGTTGAATGTACTTAACAACATTAGCTGACCAAGGGTCTAAACTCCATGCACTAATGACATCCCAAGGCTGTAGTGTTGTCTGCTTATAGTGATCACCTCCAACCTGTTTAGCTTGGTTTGAGTATTTCGGTAGCAAGTTTTTCTCCTCTACGTTGTTGTTGCCATCCACCACAGTCTTGACACTGGTATCGCTGGTACTTTCCCGTGGCAGTAGTGCTGTACCCCCTCCGCTGTAGACTGTAGCTCCCGCACCGTGTGCAGCCTGTGTAGTCGTTACCAATACTGACGTTTGGGTGGGTTCGAATCCAGGGAAGAAATCGCTCATAGACCTTCTCCAGTAGGATAACATCCTGTTTGTTGTACTGCTCCATCACTGTCCAGGCTTCTTTGTCTCTGTTCATACACTTAATCCAGAGTTCAAAGCCTTCATGCTTAGTCTTCTGTCCTAGTCCTAATGCTCTAGCAACATAGTCTAGCTTATTACTAGGGAATCTAAACTCTTTTCTAGAAGTCTTTAGTAAGTCAATCTGATGATACGGTGATGGTGGTGGCATTCCTGCTTCTAAGAACTCCTTGTTGAGTGTCGGTATATCAAACCTAGTACCGTTGTAATGTATCACTGCATCACACTCATCAAGTAAACTATGGATCTTCTTTAGCATCGTCTTCTTACCATTTAAGATGCTACTGAACATCACATGATCACCACCATACCACTTAGCTGCCCAACACAGAACACTACTGCTGTCTACGATCTGACTGATGCTGATGTTTTGCTTAAACAAACCCCAGACATACGCAGTGTTAGGTGCTGATTCGATATCAAGTAGCAGGATTCTCATCAGCGTCTGAGTCTGTTTCGTAGTTTGTAAGATCATCGTGTCCGAAGATGTTAACGATCTTGTCAAACTGCTTAACGAATACTTTCTCTTTGACATCGTAACCGTAGTAAGCACCGATAGCTTCACAAGCTGTCTCTAACAACTTAGGCCAAGCAAT